GTCGCGCCGTAATTGAATTCAATTACATTTAATGTCCAACACGACTAGCACATCGACAGTTAAAATAACTATCCCCATGGTAGGTGGCTCCCCTATCCTGGATTCACCAGCGAGCACTAAGAGCTTAAAAGATCCGAAGGCTTTACGCCATTGGGCAAATAAGGACGACAGTGTTACGCTCTCTTGGAATGAAGGAAAAAACTTCGCAGTTTCATCCTCATTCGAAGAAAGCAAAATACTGTGGCCTAATGCTCCTGCAAATAAAATTGCAGCGGATCAGGTTAAGGATTTAGTGCTAAGCACAAGCTGGGTTAAAAAAGAATTCCAGGGTAAGGTATACGTATCAGAGTGCTTAAATGTAATACAAGAGCTCTTGGAGATCTTTGGGTGTCCGAAAAGAATAACTGAAGACACTAAAGATCATTGGTACCAGTGCTGCAGGGAGGTGGGTGACGCTATAAAATTCATCAAATACAAAATAACGGCATTTGACGATATTATTAGAGGTCAGCCAACACCCCCAAGTCCCCTACGTCAAGTAGAGGATCGCGCTGATAAGCTTGTTGGAGGAGGGGCAGGGATATGGTTAAAACACTTCCTTAAAAAGAAGGGCGATAAGCCATACGAATTCCTCTCATCCTTAAAAAGGGCAAAATTTGGAATGCCGCGTCCAAGTCAAAAGTATTGTAAATATGAAGAGGCTGAAAACTTCTTCTTACTTACAACTAAGCCAGACCCCATAAAAAAGGCCTTCTTAGGTGACTTTAACGCAACTTCCTTACCCACAAGCTCATCCATCCAGTACGACTTAAACCGGGAATCCTTTATAAAGGAATTAAAGAGAACAGCCCATGAAGTCTACCAGAATCAACCATTTGAAATCTGGGACCAAGTGAAGGCAATGTTCCCATCCACTAGCGCTAACTTCCGGACAACCCGTAAGGACCTAGGAACTGTTGGTATACTCTTTAACAGAGAATATATCAACCAGGTCTGTGGAACCGAAGGGTACGAAGGGAATTGGCTAATGGATGGCTTAAGAAAACCGGGAGGATGGATAAAGCCAGAACCAAGAGTCCTCACCAAAGAAGGAGAGCTTTGCAGTATATGCCAGAACAACCCAAACGACAATAATAATTGCAATTGTCAACAGTTCAAACGCTACCACTCTACTGAAGAACAGATAGAGCAGGAGACATTTGATTTTAGTCTAAAAGACCTGGAGGACAAGTTTGGGGAACTTATGTTCCGTTTACATAATACTGCAAAATGCGAGCTCAATGTTGCCGAAACCTTAGCCCTTCCGGAACCTCTAAAGGTTCGAATAATAACAAAAATGCCGCCATTAAGGCAATTCATGCTAGCTAATTTTCAAAAGTTCCTCCACCATAAACTAAAACAGTGGAAGATCTTTAAGCTAGTAGGAGAGCCACTAAGCGAAGAAATTTTATTAAATTGCTTAGGACGGAATTTACCGGAAGGTTGGGTATTTCATTCTGGAGATCTCCGGAATGCTACAAACACACTTCATAGCTGGGTAAGTGAAGCTTTAGCAGAAGAAATCTGTGAACCTCAAAACTGTGCTCTATCACTAGAGTACAGCGAGATGTTCATAGAAGCCCTCGTAAAGCACCACGTACAAACCAATTTATCCGCGTACTTCCTTTTGGACCCAATAAAGGGAACAAAGGAGGAAGTTGTAGACCCAACACCAAAGATGAAGGAATGTCTCCATGGAGAACATATCCACCTATCTGGCGTACAGGAAAATGGGCAACTTATGGGATCCAATATGAGCTTTCCAATCTTGTGTCTCGCTATAGCTACGATATGTAGATGGGCCTATGAAATAACAACCCATAGGAAAACACTCTTGAAAGATTTGCCGTGCGCTATTAACGGCGACGACAATCTCACAAAGTGTCCATCTAAATATCCAGAAGTATGGCGAAAGATCATGCAATTTGCTGGTCTAGAGGAAAGTGTAGGAAAAACATACACTTCTCCAGAATTTCTTGATATAAATTCAACAACGGTGGTCTACAGACCGCTAGAACCTAAGCTCATATATTCCATCGATAATAATAAAGTTAGGGAATGTCCCTACAAGATTATTAAATATGTACATATGGGTTTACTTAAAGGTCTAGCAAAAAGCCCCAGGGGAGAAGAAAATCAAGTCGAAAAGCTTAATCTTCTAGGCACCCGGGCCACCGAGCTCCTTAACTTTTGCCCTCAAGATATGAAAGAGATAGTCCTCGAACATTTTATTAAACACAACAATGGTTTACTAAAAGCAAGTGGACTTCCTTGGTTCATACCCAGTTGGCTAGGCGGAATCGGTTTGCCGATCCTAAAAAAGGAGAATGTAAGTGAACTCGATAGAAGAATGGCACAATACATATTGTACAATTTTCATCAAGTTCAACCCATTCCCCTAAACAGACCAGATAATTACTGGAGAGTTTGGGATCTAGCTGCAAAGCGATTACCTAAAGCCAATTTCGTGGCAATCAAGAGTAAGGAGACAGAGTATTATCAAGATATAACAGCAAAGGAATGCGTTAACCTCCTGTTCGACGAAAACATTCAAGTCGAAGACCTCATAAATGAGGTGCGAAGGAAGACGAATTTGAGATCTTTTACAAGACACAATCAAAAATTATGGAAACCGAGAAGGGGGGCATTACCACAACCTTTGCCTATAGAGGCATTGGAAAGAATAACACCTAGGCCCCAATTCGACATTGGTCCCAACTTTGGTGAGACATTAAGTACTCTGATACGTTTAAGGGTAGCAACATTAGACAAATTAGACTAAGCCAGCGAGGGAAAAGACCCTACTAAATCTGGTTGATCTCTCGCACAACGTGCGAAAGCTTAGTCCATGTTGCTACGGTAGAGC